AAGCCGACACACTTCCTATGGCAATTGTAGCTTGGCTGCTGCCAATAGTGCTTTGAGAACTGTCAAAGAAACGCATGTACGTTCCATCCGTCTCCATAATGTAGTTTACCGATTGGCTAAACTTAAAAGGAAGTAGTATGCTGCTACTAGTTTTTGCCTCAGCCGCATACTCAAAGCCCCACATGCGTTCAGCAGGACCATACTTAAGTGGAATAAAACCCGTGCAGGTTTTAAGGGAGGAATTGTAATCCTCTAAGTCTGTACGCCCATGTAATAGGGGCGACCACAAACCACCGTTAAACCGGTTTATTCTAGTCCACAAACTCATATCGCTCCTTCGCCGCCGTGGTGGAGAGAGTCCCAAGCAGAAGAAGCGTACATGTTGTCAACTGGTCTGCGACGCTGCAGACTATCTGTAAATTTAGCTTCCTCAACTTTACGATCATAAAGAGCAAACAATCCTTGAGTGAGTCCCTTGTCGTCGGCAATAGCCATTGAGCAAGAAGCTGCCAAGTGAAGTGCTATAGACTCTACAAGCAACGCATCAAACAAAGAAGTATCTTCTTCGTCTCTAATGTAAGTAACCTTTAACGGAGCAGCCAAATCAGTGTGTATGTACTGGCCCTTAAGCTCGTACTCCTTAGAATGCAAATCGTTTAAGTCCGTATCGGCTATGTTCACAAGCCTTAAGGACTCTTGAGGGACTAAATATTTTTTGCTCCATGTATGAACCGGAGCGGTTGCATCTTCGGAAAGGCTAGCATCTTTCTTAGCACATCCCCAAGTGTGCGACCTTAGCACTTCTTTTCTGCTAAAATCATACCGAAAACTAAGAAGCTCGGCTGTTGGACTAGTATCGGTAAAAGGATCGGTGTACCTTCTTTCACCCAAATGGGTTGCCGCTAAATTTACTATATCAGTTTTCGTTACTGCCATGCTTCTTATATGTTAAACCCCTAAACCCGCCCCCCGAAAGGGGCGAGCCAAGGAGACTAGGAAGAACCTAGAATTCAAAGAGCCTATGGGCTCTGATCGCAGAGTACTTCTACTACACCTTCTTCTTGAAGGCGAGTAGCACCAATGTCCTGCTCACACCAAACCTGGTACGAGTAGTTCTTAGTAGGAATCTGCTCAACGCGAGCGTCAAACGCAGAAGTAATGCCAGCTACAAGAGCACTACGAGTGTAGGCAAACGTGCTTGCAATGTCGCTTCCGTCAACGGCAACCAACTGAGTCGGGCAAAACTCGAATCCCATGAAGTAATTAACTTCACCGTTTACGAGAGCCTTAACAGCAGCGAAGTCAGAATCGCTAACTTGGTTTACGTTAGTCAGCAAGTCATCCAACTGCTCTTGGCGATGAACGAAGTATTTCTGCTCACCCAGAGGCGTCTCATTCTTGCCAAGAATAGACTTGGCTTCAATGAGCTTAGCAAGAGTTAAGCCTTCGTTAGAGCCGCTCAAGTTTACGACAACCTTCTGCGAGCCAGGAAGGCTAACCGAAGACTCAGAAGTCGATCCACTAAGCTTAGCAGTGGCAGCATCTAAAGCAGCCGCAATTACCGTTGAATCATAAGAACGGCCAAAGAAGGCAGTAGCTATTTCAACATACGGTCCGAGGAAGTCGGCAACGCTACGATTGCGGTCAGGCATGTCAATAAGATCTGCCCAACGAGTTGGAGTTGCAGTAAGTTTGCGAGTTTCGTGTACCGTATCAATGTACGCAGTGTCGGAAGCACGTGTGTAAGAAGTTCCGCTAGAAATTGCTCCAATCTGGGGCAAAAACATAGCTTCTCCGCCAACCATACTACGCTCAGCGAGCTTACCCTTTAGACGAGAAGCTCCCTGCTGGTATTGAATATGTACGTCCGAAGCAAACTTCTGTGAGAATGCGTTAGGATATTGTGAGGACATATTATAATGTAATTAGTTGTTATAGTTCAGGTTTGTTTCCTGTTCCCAGTCAACGCTGGCAGGGTCTCCCGACACAGGGCGTAAAGCTTATCTGATTGGAATGCTGCATATTATACACTATTTTATTTAAAATGTCAAGTAAAATTTTAAACAATTATCCAAGTTGCAGCGCTGTTTTTTCTTCAAAAAGTTTTAAAACCTTTTGGTGGGCAGCACGATCTCCATCTCGGTAAGCAGTGTAATAAGGATTCGACGGGTTGTTTTGAATTTCGTAAATTTGCTCGTCAATGCTTTGAGATGATGTTATGCTGGTATTCTCTACACCTCTAATTTTAGATCCCATTAACGTATCGTACTGAGATGCTAATCGAGACGCAAACCCAGGCATAGTCCAGAAGTCGGCAACATCTAGTCCCAAGTGCTTAGCAACAACTTGGGCCTTGTCTAAGGCTTGCTGATAACCCTCGCCCCCTCGTGGGCCAAAGTCTGCCTCCAGTGCTTGAACTGCCTGCTCTACACTTTGAGTAGACTGCTCCTGCTGGTTGCTTGCATTGTCCTCAAGGGCTTTAGCAATTTGCCCATAAAGCTTAGATGCTTGGCGTTGCGAAAGTCCTGCATCATGGAAAATTGCATCAGTTGCTGCTTTTGCGTCTGGGTCTATGCCCTCTGGTGCTTGGTAACCATTGGGAGACTCTGGCCTGCCCAAAGCTTTATAGGCTTGGTTCCACACTTCATCACCATCGTTGTCCGTAGGAATAGGCATTTTTTCCTTAGAAAGCATACGCTCCAAGTTAAGGTAAGACTTAGCTAGGCTCCCAACTGAATTAAACTTATCACCAAGAGCCTTGTACTTTTCAACATTTTCACCCTCTTCCAAAGGCAACTTATCAAATATGTTTTCCTTAAAAGACAAGTCATCGCCGATAAGCTCCTTCAAGTTTGTTGTCGCAACAGGTTCTGCAGGGGCGGCGGGTGCCGCCTCAACTTGCTCAGCTACTGGTGCCTCTGTAGGCTCTGCAGCCAATGGGTTCACTGTTTCTTCGCTCACAATTCACCTCCACCGTTTTCATATCCAACATTATACTCATGCTTAACCAAGCCCTCATAACCATACTCGTTAACCTTGTATCCTGCACGAGATCTAGCATCTTGAAAGCCACGCTTCTGCGCATCTACACACTGCCTAGTAAGCGATGGACCGCTTTCTTTTTCCCTATCATCGAGAATAGTGTACCTGTATTTGTACCTAGCCTCGTAGTCTTTGGGATAGTTTTTATTTAACCATGTCACAAAGTCGGGGTCTTTATCTCCGTGAGAACTCCAAAGTCCTGGAGCATTGGGATAAGCCTCCTCAATGGGCATAGCTAGTCTTTCTTCAAGCGTCGGACCTTTGGGTTTAGACGCAGTTTTAGTGGCTACCTTTTTGGTAGCCTTCTTTGCTGTTTTCTTTGTAGGCATTATTCTTCGTTGATTATCCGAAATGGACCATCCACTTCGGGTCTTTGAAAGTTTTCAAGCCCCCTCATGTACTCAATGTAATTGACTATACGACTTAGCAAGTGGTAGCTTCTAAGCTCGTCATTTGTTACATTTGGGTCTATGCCAAACTGGTTCATACGGCAAACATCTTTAAGATGTTCTAAAACAGTTTCGCCATAATCGTTATTAAAACATTCTTGATATGCTTTAACTAAGTCCTTTTCTCCTTTTTCCATAAACTAAAGACCAGCGGCACCCATTTGGGATACGGCTTGCCCAGCCATTTGCAATTGCTGCAACTGCTGAGTAAGCATTGCGATCTGCTCATCGCGTTGCTTAAGCTGGTCTATCGTAGCATCATCATTAACAATTTCAGCAGGCACCGTAGAGTTAATGGCAATTTCTTTTAAGCCACGCTCCCAGTCA